TGGTAAAGTTGCTTCTTTATTTATACCAGCCCGTACTTGCTCAATATTGAGCTTGCTACGCCTTGTTATATGACCTTGTGCGATAATTGAAAGGTTAGAACCCCAATCTCTTCCAGTTGATGCATAGTCTGGATTTTTACCCATAATATATTGGTTGTCTATTACGTTATCGATTTCATAATATTCACCGTTATACTCTATAAGATCGCCAACTTCAATAACAATCTCAAAATCTAGAAGTATATCTCTCAAAAATCTAAATTCAATTGGTTGACTAAAATCAATTGTTGGGTTTGTGAAATTATACTGCTGATCAGATCTGTTTATTAAGCATGGTATTCTAACACCGGCATAATAAATTTTGTTATCGTTTTCTTCATAAACATTTGTTGGATTTTTTTCAAGTGAGAGTTTAAATACAGCAACTTCAATATCTATGATATCAACAATTAATTCTTTATTTAATGTTGTGAAAAGACTTATGTCTCTATATTTTCCAAATAGTGCCATTATCCTATGTATATTTTAAGTGGTACAGTAGCTAAAGTATCACGCAACGCATCTGATTCTAATTTCTTTTTTTCAAGTTGAACTTTACGTGTTGTTTCTTCTAAATTATCACGTAGTTCTTTTATAAGTGCATCCTTCTCATTATTCGCAGCATCAATCAATTCTGCATAATTCATAGTCACTTCTGCATTTGGTATCGGTATTTCAAGATACTTACCACGAATGTAACCCAACATTTCTTTGCACAATGCTAAAAAATATGAGTATATCCATGCCCTACCAACACCATTAATTGCACCAAACGGTAAAATATTATATGGTGCATTACTATAATCAGAAATTTTACCTTCAACTGGCTTTCGTATTGGGTTTGATCTATCTTCTTTTACAATATATGAAAAATATAATCTTATATTTTCAGTTGGAATTGGAAATATAGATAGCTTATTATTTCTTAAATCAAAGCTATATGCAGATTTTCTAATTTCATCATTAAATTCAATCGCTTGTATTCTCAGCAAATCATAATAAACAGGCATAAGCATGAACTGAACGCCGGTTGAATATGTGCCAAATCCGAACGCATCCAATAATGCTTGATTCCCCAAATATGGATCAAAGAATCGAGACGATGCAGGAACTCTTTGATGGAATACCTTTTTAACTTCTATTGAAGAACTTGGTTCAAATAAATCAATGAACAATGTTTGAAGATCGTATGTTTGTCTGCCGGTTTGTAAATCTATTGAACCTGTTTTAAAATCAATCTCACCACCAACACCAGCTTCTTGACCATATTCGTTTGAAATAGAAATTAATCTTCCTAAATTTGAATTTATCAATTGACCTGATAAATTTGATGAAGTTGGCGCACCTTGTAAATTTAACATATTTTGACGTATATTAAATTGGTTTACTTGACTAGTATATTCGTACACAGCTTCTTCAAAGCATGCATAGAAATTCACTGGCTGTAATTCAACATCAACTATAGGATATCCAAGACGAGTTGCAGCCCATTTAGTTGCTTTATCTATTTCAGTTTGAAATGCTGTTTCTGCATCGTAATAACCAAACGGAGTATCGCCTGCTGCAAAGCTAGAAGACCCTGGCCATATTGGGATCAATACCATTTGTTAGTTCTCTAAATTAGTTATAAAAATATATAAATATAAATATCTACGTTTGTATCCATTCTTTTGTAAAATCAATCAACGATGAAATTTACTTTTATTTTATTGATGAATCTTCAAAATATCTAAGTATTTCGGTGACTATAGGATGACGATGGTTTGTTTTTAACTCATATGAGCCCAATTCATTAACTTTGCCTTCCATACTAAATAAATATGGAAATCCGCTATCTTTTTTATTCTTTAAATCGGTTTGTGTTATATCACCACATATCATCATTCTAGAATGTATTCCTAATCTAGATAATATCATCTCCATTTGAGATTTTGTTATATTCTGTGCTTCATCTACAATAACGCATGAATTTACAAATGTTCTACCGCGCATAAAGCTGATTGGAGCTATTTCTATTTTATCTTCCGCTATTAGTTTTTCTATTTTATCTTTGCCAGCAAGCATATACATATTTGCATGTATTGGTGCAACCCATGGATTCATCTTTTCTTTTAAGTCACCTGGTAGGAATCCTATATCTTCGTTAGATACGGTTGGTCTTGTTATTATAATTTTGTCAATTTCTCTATAGAATAAATATTCAAGTGCTATCTGACACGCTAGTAATGTTTTACCGGATCCAGCTTTACCGGTTAATACCGATATTGAATCATTTAATATTTGTGACTTAACTATTTTTTGTTCTTCATTTAAAGACAATCCAAATTTTATTTTATTTTTTATTTGCTTTCTCCCTTGTTTTGTTCCATAATCTTTTCCGAAATCTACCAATTCATCTTCATTCATATTTTCTAAAGTTTGATCTGTTGTAATCATATGAAGCCCAAATATTAAAAGAACGGTTTATTAATAAATATCAGATTTTTATTTACTTAAATAAAAAAAGGGAGTGAAAAAATCACTCCCTTTAAAAATACTAAGCCGTAAAAACTTAGATATCACCCAATGAATCGATTTGGATGAGACCGTAGAATTCAGGACGAACGATCTTCTTAGCATAACGTGTCATCACGCCCTTACGAGGTGTGAACGTATTCGGATCGTATACAAGCGGTGTCATAATCAATGGAATATATGGAGCGTATACAGCACCTGTTTCGAGGAACTGAGCACCACGATAACCCATGAGAATTTGATTTTCTAACATGTATGGGTTCTTATAGATTTGATAACGTCCTTGGAACGTACCAACCTTTTGAACACCCATAGCAAATTGCATCTGATTACCATCTGTATCAACGCTGAAACCAGGCATTGATTCAAGGATCGTAGCAACTTGTGGAGAAACAACAGCAAAGTTTGCACCACCGCGCATGGTCTTTTGATGAATAAGGTTTGACACCTTCTGCATCTTAGTACCAAGTGTTTGGAACCAGGTCTGTTGTGTATATGCAGATGCTTGTGATTGCGCATTGCCATACTCTGTGAATCCACCTGTTAATGCATCATACTGACGTCCAACACGTGCTGACCATCTTTCGATTGTCTGAGCATTCTTGATAAGCATGTCAAGAATTTCAAGATCAATTTCTTGTGAGATATACTCAGAAAGCATTGATGTTAATTCTGCTTCAGCATCGATTGAGTGGTATGCATTTAAGTCTTGTGCAAATTCTGGTGTCCAGATTGCTTTCAACTTACGTGTTTTCGCAACAATTGTTTCGCTACGAAGTTCAAGATTGATTTCTGGGATATCGAGCGTTCCTGCTCTATCTTCAAAATCACCACGGCTAATAGCTGTTGGTTGCTTAGCATACTCAACCTTTACACCAGTAATGCTTGTAGCTGAACCAGATACAACGAATGTAACAGTTGTATTTGAATTATTTGTTGATGTATACTGTGGGAAGTAATCGCTGAAGCCTGAACCACTGATAGTAAATGCACGAACGCCTTCCATATCAGCACCTTCTGTCAATGAAGCGGTTGACACTGTTATCTTATAAACATTACCAGCTGCAATTGAAGCTGAGTATTGATTAAAGAATTCTGTATCGAAATCGTAATCAGATGCTGAAAGTGATGATGTTGTGAATTGTGTTGCTGAAAGAGCAGTGTTTAATGTAAGACCAGACGCAGTTGCTTCATTGAATGAATAGCCATAACGTCCAGCACCATAAAGACCGCCTTCTGGATCTGCATTAAATACATCGCGGCCTGTAACACCGAATACAGAGTCAGCTTGTGATTCTTTACCAGCACCAGTTGAAAATCCAGGTTGTGCTGTGCCATACTTGAAATCAAGGAAGAACACAAGACCTGAAGGAAGGTTCATAGGCTGAACAGAAACGAAATCTTTTGCTGCAATTTGAGCAAAGATACGTCTTACAAGCGGGAGAGCAACGCCTGCCCACTCTTCTGAACCAGCTGCTGTTCCAGTTCTTGATGATTCTTCAATAAGTTGCTTTGCTTGGTTTTCGAGAAGTGTAGCAATGCCACTCTTTTCATAGTCATTTCTTACACCTTCCAAAAGACCAGTTTTTTCCCATTTAGTCACAACACCCTTGTTCTCTTCGATAAGTCTCTTATATGGACTTGAGGTATTGCTTAAAATTTCCTTTATACTCATCTATTTCTCCTAAAATTAAATTATTTTAAACCTGCTAATTTCTTAAATCTTTCAGCCATCGCATCAGATTCTGTAAGTATTTCTTGTGTTTTCTCTGATGGTTTTGTTGATGGCATTGCATTGCTTACGAATGATTCCTTGATTGTAAGTGGTTTAGACTTATTACCATGGAAAGCTTCTGCTAAAGTTGTAAATACAAGCTTAACTTCACGAACTGACTTAGCTCTATCGAAGTTTTCAATTACTTTAGCCTTTTGTGCTTCATTCAAATTATACTTCTTAAAGAGTTTGTTTGAGAAAAGAAGTTTAGCATTTAATAAATTAACTTCATTAATTTGTGTTCTTAAGAAATTAATTACATCATATGCTTCTTTGAGATCAGCTTCAAGTGATTCCATTTTTGCACCATAGCCTTCACCCTTTTCTTCTTCATGGTCTTCTTCATCTTCATCTTCTTCTTCTGTCAATTCACGTAAAGCATTGATTATGTCTTCGATATTCAATTCTTTCTTATCGTGTGACATTTCATCTGTTTTGTGTTGACCATTCTCCATATCTTCGCCTTCTTCTGACATCATTTTAGGTGTTTCATGTTTTACATGATCACCGTGTCCTGGATCATCAGTTGCAGCAGATGATGCATCATCGGCAGGCTCTTTGTTATCCCCTCTTCCGATTTCAGAAGATGCAAGTTCTTCTTCCAATTCACGAATAATGGCCTCAAGATCAAGATCTTCTTCCATTTCTTCTTCCTCTTCATGAAGCTTTTCATCATCTTTCTTATCTTCGTGGTCTTCGCCTTCCTTCTTCATCTTCTCTTCTTCTTCCTCTTCTTCTTTAAGATCTTTAACCTTTACCATTTCATCTGTACCATATTCTTCGCCTTCTGCTTGTACAGACTCTTCCTTCTTATCATCCTCCCCTTCCATCTCTTCTGACAATTTAGCAGAAATCATAGATTGGATATGTGGAGCAAGCGCTTCTTCTATTGCTATCTTAGCATTTGCATATGCAGTTTCTTTAACTGCCTTAGCATCGGCTATAGCCTCCCTCAATAAATCTTTAGACATAAAAAATCCTCAATTAAAAATTCTATAGCCATTAGAAGCTATAATAAGATGTATGTAAAGAAACTCCATATGACAATAGAGTATTATACTTAATAATTATATATTTTTTTTCTAAAACATTATAAATTATTCAAAATAATATTATTTTTTTTCTGTTTTGCAATCGCAGCACGTTTTGCACGTTTTCTTTTTTCTGCGGGTTTTATGTATTCTTGTTTCTCTCGATATGTTTCTAAAATTTGAAACTCTTTCATTTTTCTTTTAAAAATTCGTAATGCATAATCTATGTTATTGTTTGACACTTCAACATATGTTCCTAGCTTTCTAACCGATTCACTTATCTTTGTCATATAACCTCTATATTAATTTATTAGCAACATGTACCATTTTCTTAATTGGTAACTTTAAAAATTTATTTCGTAATTCAGGAGTTGGCAGTGCATCGTAAATACCTAATAAAAGATTTGCAGTTGCAACATCAACCATCTCTTTATCAACCTTACCAGAAGATTTAGTGTTAACAATTGCTTGTATCTGGCTTAATGTTGATTTTGAATTATCTTCAATTGTTTCATTCTTATGGACTTGATACGCCTTTAACGCACCTAATGCATTTTTATATGAATCATATTTTTGTGGCCAAAGCTTACCAGTTTTTGCACTTTTTATTCTAAAATCATCTCCAACTTTTACAATAAATTTTTCAAAGATTTGCATGATATCTTCTTTTTTAAGCTTTTTCGGCAAACCTTTAGTTGGGGTAGCTGCATACTTTTCAAGTTCTTTTTCTGACATATTTTTAGCTACTGCTTTAACTGTAGCAGACGCATCTTTCATTTTTCCGCGTTTGTACATCAATGCCATTGCCATTAACTGTTGTTGGTTTTCACTCTTAGATGGCATGTATTTACCTCAAATTACATTCACAAGATAATTCGCAAATTAATTCTTGCAAAACTCTATTAACATTTTCATACTTGTTATTAGAATGTGCTACGTTTTCTTTAATTACAGATTCGTTTGTTGGAGAAACAAATGCACCATGTGTACTTGGATTAGAAACAAAGTCCCATGCAATTAATTCAAAATCATCTTGCACTTCTAATGATTCATTTACTTCTTTAACACTACCAAGTCCACGTGAAGAAACTCCAACTTTAATACCAGATCTAAACAATTCTTTTAAAATGTTACCACTTGGCGTTGGAAGAACTTCAATTTTTCCAATTAGCTCATTTCCCTTCCAGTACATGTCAATGATATTATGGCTGACATTTTTTAAGTTTACTATGGCTGAATCTGGGTGGTCCAGCTCTCCCATCGCACGTCTTTCTACAACATAGGTATCATAATATTTTTTTGCTTCTCGTACTAAAATATCTTTTGGATAAACTCGTCCGTTTTGATTCTTTACATCAGAGCGTTGTAGTGGACCACTAACAATCAATGTTCCATTATGTTGTGCCATTGATTCATTAATAATTTGCGGTGTGAAATACATAACACCAACTGGATCTACTATTAATTTTTTCATGCTGATAATTCTATGATTTTTTTAGAAATTTTTATTAATCTCTCTGCAATTTTGTGCAATTTAGATTTAGAAGATTTCCAATATGCATCCTGAGTAATTGCCATTTCATTTTTCAATCTATGATTGTGTGCTACTATACTCTCTAATTCATATAATGCTCTGTTAATCTTTTTAATACCAAGATTTATTTTTTTATTTGGAGAGTATGTTTCATCTTTTTTAAAATCAATATATCGTGCTTCATTCATATATAAATGTGTTGCAAATTCTTTGTACAACGATCTTTTATGTATTGGAATGAAGTATTTTGGTTTTTTCTTTTTAACTAATTTATAACCATAAGATGTTGCACTCTTTTTTACTCTTGCTGTATGCTCTTTTTCATTTCTAGCAAATGCCCCCGGGATATTGTATCCAGTTACATTTCCAGTAACATTTCCAGGTGCGGTGGATACTGATGCTTCACCGTCTTCTTCAATCTTGGATTTTATCTCTTTTATATATGATTTTATATCATCCATTAACGTACTGCCTGATTTCTAATTAATACATAAACATCAGCTGCACCTGTTACATAAGATATTGATAATTCATGTATGTATCCCTTTGCAAGCTTGCTAAGATCAATCGATCCGCCATTTGATAGGTATGCAGTACCAGCAGCCGAACCATATGTTATTACAGCACCCGCGCCATAATCAGATCCAGTAAAGTATGCACTACCAGACGGTGTAATCACTCGATGATATTTTCCAGGATGACCAATTCTAACAAAATCGTTTGGTGATCCGCCAGTTTGTCTTTGGTGGTATTCTTGTGGTTGAATCGCTGCCATTATAGGATTCTCCTAATTTCATTTTTTAATTCTTGTAATTTTAATAACTTGACTACATGCTCATCATTAACAACTTTAATATCTTTTAATGATTCTGTTAATTTTAGTAATTCTTGTAATTTTATCCTTAAAATTTTATCATTTACTTTTGGAATTGATTCCGATATAAATGATTCAATTTTTACAACTTCGTCTATAATATATGATTTTAAATTACTTGAGTTTGAGATGTTTAATATAAATTGACGTAATGTATGTTTTTGGTTTTCTCCCAAAAATCCATATTTTTCATTAAATTTATTAACAAGAATTTTATATGATAAAAGCCGGACATCTTCCGGTTCTTTTCCATATGATTCTTCTAAAATGTCAAATTCGTTTGATTCATTTGATTTTGATTTTTCTTTGATTATATGATCAATCAGGGTACTTTTAGATCTAACTATATCTAATGGGTTATCGTCTTCGCTGTATTCAAATACCTTATATATTGATGCATACGCCTTGTAATTTGGTATATTTGTTTTAAAGAAATTGTGTAAATCAAAAGAGTTTTTGATTTCTTTAATCAAATTAAATTTTTCAGTTTGAAGTGCTACTTTGTTTAATCGCTTTCTTGTATTAATAATAGTTTCGAGCAAAATTGATGATTTTTGCTCGGATGAAAACTTTTCATTCAAAAGCGTATTATATAGCATGTACTCTTTATAAAGCTCCTTATCTTTTGCAAAATAGCGTTTTAATATAGACGAAGCTTCAGAATTTTTACCTTCTATTACATCGGCTGTTATCTGTCTAACCAATAAATCAAACAGAATTCCAGTATTTTTATATTTTGAATGTTTAAGTTCTTTCATATATCACTAATAGTATGGTTTAAGTTATATATAAATATGTTATAATTAATTAATTAATTGGAATTTATTAGATTTTTTTCATCTAAAAACGATGAATTATCCATGTCATCTATTTCGTGTAAATTTTCAATTGATTCACCTAATAAAGATTTAGCAATGACATCATTTGATTTTATTTTTATAGATGCTAAATACGGTATATATGCATTCGCCATGCTACTTTCCACACTTAATGGACTATTATTTTTGTATGAATGCTTTATGCTCTTATCCATCTTATAATCATTATTACTATTCTTTCCAACAGGATCTCTACCTAGATAATGTGAATCTGTTTCATAATTTGATTTATACTCTTTAGGTCTTCCTGGTTTTTCGTTTGTAGGAGGTATTTCCATACTTGCTATATCGTGCGGCGTTCCATATGACTGGCTAGTTACAACCGGATCATTTCCTTCGGTTTCAATTTGAGATGATCTAAACTTAAATTTAGAGTCTTCAAGAATATTATTAATTTCTTCATTTGCTTCTTCTTCACTCATGTTGAAAATATTCTTGTAAATAAACCATTTTGAAAGTGCTTTATTTTCAGTTGCAGCCGTAAACAATTCAACTTTTTGTTTTAAAAGATTTATTTTTTCTTGCTCATAAATTATAGATGGTGATGTTAATTCAAGTTTAAAATCTATTAAATCACTTTCTTTAAATCCTTGTGCATATAAGTGTACAATTGCAATCTTTGTTAATTCGCTTTCTATAATTCTCTGGACTCGCTCAATTGTTCTTGCAAATCTAATATCTTCTGCCGCTAATGTTGCCTTGCCCTCAACTGTCTCATCATAACCCAAAAATGCTTTTGGTATTTTTAGAGAAGCAAACAATTTACTACGCAAATACTCCAAGTCTTCTATAGCTTGGTATTGCAATCCGTTTAATGTAGAAATTTCCGTTCCATTGTTCTGTCCACGTACCGGCAGATAAAAATCTTCTAAAATATTTTGCATGTTATATCGAAGATTATATTGACCAGTTTTCTCATCTACAAACGGTGTTTTTTTCATTTGATTCATAACCTGCTGCATGTATTGGTCTACTTCAGCAGGTGGTATGTTACCAATATCGAGTTTAAATATTCTTTTTTCCGGTGCTCGCATAACTCTATGGATCATCATAGCGTCTTCCATAAGAGTTATTTGTTTAAAAAGTTTACGAGCTCCCTCTAAAATAGAGCGCCCATATGGTAAAAAGTTTGTATCTGACAAAAGTCTGAAGTGTGCTACTTCATAATTTTCAAACTTTGCCTTTCCTAAAGCACCCTCATAAATAAATTTAGTATCAAACAGATTGTTTGGATCTGCCCCGTCTTCTCTTGTAACTTCATACGCAGATAACGGAAATATACTAACAATACCAAGCTCTTCTCTAATATCTAAACGCAAATAAAAATCCCCATACTTTACTAAATTACGAGTCCATGGCCATATGTTATATTGTATATTTAAAATATCATAAAATAAATTTGTTAAAATTTTTCTGATGTTATCATTTTCACTTTTAATTAATAAAACCTCTCCGTTTTCCGCTTTAGTTGTAGCTTCATCGGCATATATATCCAAGGCAGATGAAATTATAGCATCTTCATCCATTGCTTCGTAATCCGTATATAAATCCAACCTAGCTGCGCTAAATCCATTATATTGATGGTATGGATTTACGTTTGAACCACGAGTACCATGCAATCTCCCGTATCTATCGATTACGCGAGTTTGATATGGATTTCCCTGTGCTTGGTAATGTGCGGTATCACTAACTTTAAGCTTACCATCAACATTTCTTAGAACAATCGTAGTGCTAAATAATTTTTTTAATCTATCAAAAATTGCCATAAATCACCTTATAATAGCCATTTTAAATCATCAGTTTCTTTATCATTAAGAGTCATAGACCACTGGTTATTGCGTTGCTGTGCTCCATTCATATAAATAGTGCTTGGTCTTTGAATATTCATCAAAGTATTTCGAGTTAATTCAATTCCTTCAGTTTTTAATTTTATCGCAGCATCTCGTGTCCATAACGCAATTCCCATAGACATGACAAGATCATCATTATAACCAGTTAACGCTTCTGCTCTAGATCCATTCCATATAAATACATATAATTCTTCAATTAATCGCTTAGATCTTACTATTGGTAATCTTTCTCTAAAATAAGTTTCTAATTTAGAAATTACCAATGGTCTTATTCTGCTTGACATTGTAAACCCAGGAACCATTTGTGATTTGTCTTTTAGATCATATCCTTTTGCCAATTGAATGTTTACATCGGTATATCCTTCTTCTTTGTATGAATAATACAAGTTTGAATAATTTCTATCTATTGCTTGCTGAATTGCTGCCCATCCAATATTTGCGTTTTCTATTATTAGCAACGCATCATTGTATTCGGTTGCAATTGAAACGAGAAAATTTCCATATGATTTGGTATCTAATTTTCCTTTATATTCGGCAACCTGTTCTACATTATCAATATCCATTACATGGAATGCAGAATAATCTTTTCCATCGCCACGAGCAACGTCTGCGATAACAACATAACTTTTAGCTGGGTCTGGGTATTGCCATATCCATAAGTTGCCGTCTATTCCACGTCTTTCCAATGGTTCTTGGGCATATGTATCTTCATACCATTTAATTATAGGACCGTCAACAACTGTATGACCAGACGATATAAAATCACAATCACATTCCTGTGCTGCCATCTTTTCGCCAAGAAGCTGTGTTTGTTTATCTCTCCATGATTGATCTCTTTCAGGATGAACCGTCCATGGTAATAATATTGTATTAAATCCATTTTGCTTAGTCTCTGCTCCAACCCATGTTTTATGGAAAAAATTACCAGTACCGTTTGGTGTTGATAAAATAATAGCACGTCCTCCATTTGCAAGCGTTTGCTGTGCAGACGCCCAAATCTCATCAATATAATCAATAAAAGCTGCCTCGTCTATTATAAGCAAGGATAGAGATTCAGAACGTCCTGCATCAGATGCAGCAGAAACTGCTTTTATCTGTGATCCATTTTTAAATCGTAATGATAATTTGTTATCTTCTATGCATTGGTTTTTCAACCACGATGGCAACAATTCATGCATTGTTCTTACTTTTAAAACAAGATTTTTTGCAACTTCTTGTTTTGTTGCAATTACAAGTACGTTTTTATCTGAATTGAATATCATTAGCCAAAGTGCATAACCAGCAGTTAATGTTGATATGCCAAGCTGTCTAGATTTTAATATAATATTATAATCATGTTCTGCTATTTCATGTAATGCGTCTTCTTGAAATGGATATAAATGGAACAATATTTTACCACGTTGTGGGTGTTGTATTTGGCAATACTTCTTCATAAAGTATACAGGATCTTTTGCACACTTTGAATACTCCTCCAATACAAGCTGTTTTATATTTTTACCAGACATTGTAACCCTTATCTAATTAATAATATAGTAGCAATTGTAACTATTACACCATTACTAAACCAAAACCATTTGTTGTCATACCACTTAGGTTTTAGATCAGTTACCACATTTTTTAGTATTAAGTTTTCTTTTTCTAGTGTAATTATTGTATTTTGACGATTTTCAATTTGAAATTTGCACAATAATGCTTGTTTATCATAATATGATAATAATGTATCTTGTTGATAAATTATATCCTTTCTATATCTTAATGAATCCTTCATTAATTGTATTTTATTTGCAAGAATTAAAATTTCTGATTTTTCGAAGCAAAATAAAGAGTCCTGTGTTTTTTGCCCATATGAAACAGAAATGATACACAAAAATATAATTGGTAAAATCCTATACATACTAATTCCTTATAAAATCTTTAATGTATCTAAGTGCAGAATCACTATTGTTGATTGGTGGATTTCTGTATATAACGAATGAATCTCGAATAATTACTATTCGTTCTTTTCTGTCTTTGATTGCCGAATCTAACTTATGTGTAATTAAGAGAAGACTGTCATATTGACGGTTGTATTTATAAACCTCACCTCTAAGTGAATCTGCTATTTTTAGTTGTCTATCGATTCCATTATCATTATACATGGAATTATGAATAGCAAAAATAACACCAACTATAATTAAAATAGTTATAAGAGTATTAAAAATCGATTGAACTGATAACAAATTATTTTTTTCCATAGGTTGAAACCATTTTTGCTTTACCACGTGCAGTTGCTCCGTACTTTCTTTTTCGTACAACGGCACTTTTCTTTTGTTTTGATGACATTCTAGATGCCTTACCCGCTGGTACGCATTTAGGGTAGGCGCGTTTACCGCCCTTCCGCTCACGCTTACCAGCAGATGCACCACATGGGGGATGTCCACCGCTTTTTGTTTTTCTAGAAATATCAACCCATTTTTCTTTAAACCATTTGTTTAATCCAGAATCTTCGTTTAAAGAATTTCGTATTGCTTCATAGAGAAATATTTTATCTAGAATATCCATTTTATTTACCATTATATTTTTAAATAAATATATAAATATTTGTCAAAGTATCCCAACCCATGGGATTGGAGGACCTGGAACAGGACCAACGGGGGACGCTATCAACCCAGAATATAAACCTGTTATAGTTTTAGAATGTGCTTGTAATCCTTTTGTAATTAGATCTGCAGCAGTAGTTGCTTCCATTGAAGTAAATCCAGCTTTAAGTGCTACGGATAAAATACCAGGGATTCCAGGAATTACTGTTGTTACACCAACTAACGGTGCAATTGTTGGTGGTGCAGGTGGCAGTGGTGAATACTGTGCAGTTAACCAAAAAAGTAAAAATGTTGATTCTAAAAAAATATAAGCTATCTTACTAAGATCTATGTTTGATATAAAATCCTGCAATTTTTTTAAAGAAGATTGTAATTCTGCTATAGTGGATTGTATTTCAGGATTTAAATTTTTTAGCTTTTTATTAAAATCATTTACATATGGCATTAATGCTTGTTTTAATATTGGGTGTATCCCTTCGGGTAATTTTAAAACGTTATCACTATCATCAGAATTTGCTCTGCTACGTGTTTCTAACGGCAACCCAATATAAACATTGCGTCTTTCATCAGTGCTTGTTCGTATTATGATTTCATATACAACAGCTTCTTCATTTACTAATGAATCTAAACTTTTTAACGATGCTTCAATTTTAGGCAAATTAATATCTATCTTGAAATTAAAATCTAAAAAAGTTTTTATCCCAAATCGTATTAACGGGTAATTACCGGAAATTAAAATATTACCAAACGAAGTAGATGCAAGTCCTAATGTTGATTTTGAAAATGCATTAGTGAACAGATCGGCAAATTCATCAAAGTTTTTCACTTGCTTTAATTTAAATGCCGTTTCTAGTTCTTTCTGAAAAACTATCCAGGTTGCAGCCATTATGATTTATCTATTGCTCCCTTACCACTACGAGGCCATCCAAATCTACATGACCAGTATCTTGCTTTATGTCTTGGTCCCGGTGTATCACAATTATGTCTTGCTCTAAATGCTGCTCTACGCTCCGGGTTACTTTTCTTTATTCTCATAGTTTTTTGACCACCACTGCCTTTATGACCAAAGTTTACCTTAACAATATTTCCACTTGGGTTCTTAACGTATACTGAAAACTTTTTTGGTCCTCCTGGTGTTCTAAAAGGTTTTCCTAATTTTACCTTTCTTCCTCTATATTCTGCTTCGTGTAATGCTTCTTTTTGATTACCAAAGCCAAAATATACATCAAAAATATTACCAAATTGATCGGTTGTATAACCAACAACTGACAATGTCTCATTTGTAATATTTTCTGTTTTTTTTCTATATCCACCCCCTGCAGCTTTATATGCTTTAACTAGTGCCGCTGATGCGTATGCAGATGGCCATACTTTAAATTTCTTTTTAATACGAGATTTAATTGAATTATAAAGCTTTTTATTTGATGGTGTATTTGCCTCTGATATATTCTTCATGTTACTTACCCGAAAATAATTGTATTAATAATGTCAACATTCCACCTAAAAATATCCATAAAAACTTAACAACATTATCTTTGAACCCAGATACGTTATCGTATTTATCTGTTATACCTTCTAACGCTTCGATTGCTTTTTCTAATTTTACAATTTTATCTTTTTCTAGATAATTTATTTTATCTTGTAATTTATTAAGTTTTACAATCAAACCAGTTTCTGGGTTTAATATTTCTTTTTTAATGTCTGACATATCTTGTTTTAAATCCAAGACTTTCAGTTTTATATCGTTCATTGAATCTTGAATATGATTAATCTCATATCCAGAGAATGAATTTTTTATTGCTTTTACTTCATCTAGTATTTCTTGTAATTCATCGTGTCCTACTGCCATATTATTTCCTCGAAAATTTTTCTGCGGTTGCTACGCCAAGCCCAACAATCACTATATACAGTAAACCTTCAAAAATAAATTCAGTTGTGGTAAGTTTCCACCACAAGTCTGCTGCCCAAGTTGTTAATATTGCAATCATGCATAAAAATACAACTATACGCTTTGAACTTGTTTGGCTGTCAACATCTAAAAATGCTTCCTTTAAAAAATTACCAAACGTCTTTTTCATGTATTTACCTCAAATTTTGATAAAATATCATTTTTAAATTTTAAAAATTCTTCTTCAATCTGTTCTTTAAGTTTTTCCGGATCTGTATTATTTTTCCATGTTTCAACATCACCATCCGCAGTAACAAATGTCAATGTTTTTGTTAACTCTTCAATTACTGCATCTTTATCTCGTTCTGCTTGTTGTAACCATGCTAACGCATTTTGTTTCATTTTTTCTTGTTCATATTCTTTATAGTTTCCTTGTAATCTTAATTTGTGTTCCATATCAATGACACAATCAAAACACATTCCATGTATGCTTTTCATTTTTTTATCAAATCTATTAGGGAACTCACATGTGCATGTTTCTTTTGGACAATTTCTAAATGAGTTTAAATAACTATGCAATTCTTGCTGCCATTCTTTTCCAAGTTTTGACGCAAATCCATTTTTTTGTTCCCATTCATTTCCGTCTGAATCGAACCATCTTTCCCCAACCGCTCTAACTGGTGCAGGACCACCCTCACCGTTGTAACCAACTTGAATTCTATGTTGGGATGAGTGTTTTCCTTCTACCATCTGCTTTAATGATTCAACATTAATATTTTTTTCATTTAAATCCATAATTTATAACCTTTATGTTTTTTGTAAATTATTTACTTCAACAATTTCAACAACTGCTTTAACGCGCATTGTATAATTTCTACCTGCTTGTGAGTATGCTACTCCATTATAGTATCCAATTCTAAATTGCAATCTTATAACATCTGTTGCATTAACAGTATCTTCTAAATATTGTGTATCAAATCCAATATTACCTAAATCAGAATATAATGTATTTATGTTTCCAATTGCTGTTATTTCATTTGCCAATTTGTTTACAACGAAATAGTCATGCTTAAGAACTGTATACGGACCACCGATTTCATCATTTAATCCTATCCATTTCACTTCTACATATGCAGATGTATCATTTGGTAAAGATAAGTATGTAATATCCGTTCCATTCAACTTTGAATTATTCCAAATAAACTGTCCCGCATTTGATGATGATACTTCTCCTGTAAAAAATAGCCATTTATGACGCGGTCCTGCAGTTTGGTACTGCTGTAAATCAAAAAATTCTAAATTACTATATGACGTAAATTCGGATGCTGGGTATGCCCGCGATACTGCATCATCTGAACCGCCTATTGGATCATTTGCTGACAGGTAGTTTCTAAATGACGATAGATAACTGCCAGTATTTTCCCAATAGTATTGCTGTCTACCAACTATACGTGTTAGGTTACCCCAACCAGCATCTTCAGATCCGCTTTGAACCCGCTGTGCCCAATATTGCTGTTCTACTCCGTAATATGTACCGGGTGATAACGCACCAGATACACATGAATTTAATGTAAGGGCGTTTGCTAACCCAGAACTCCTTAATATCGATGGACTGTCTGCTGTTATGGCTCTGCTCTTATTTATTTGTACAGATGGGCGTAACCATGGGAATGAGGATGATACGAATGAATTACATGAAGCCGAAGCTATCATTAAGGATGATCCGCTAAACTGCCCGCTGAATGATCCGCTGAATGATCCGCCTAAATCTAATTCAGATTTTGTGTTTATCCAAGTAGAACTTCCTGTTCTAAAGACAAGTAGATCATTGTTTGCAGCAGGGAAGCTTGAACTTACATCAGATACCGTTGATATAAAATTAGGATTTGCTGATTGAACGAAAATACCACCATCTGTTGCATTTACCTTTACAACAGTTCCGATTAGGATGCTTGCCGTTGGTGCTGCTGGTTTTGTTGTTGTTATTGAACCCGATGCAGCACCAACATATATTGTAGCACCTGCTGTGTAACCAAGTGTATTTAGCCCTGGTAATATACCTCGGTTTAAAATGAATCCAGTTGCACCGGCAGAAATATCATGCGCAGCAATTCCTAAGAAATAGTTTGGAATTCCTTGTGTAGTTGTTGCATTTGCTCTTAATACAGTAGGCCTATCTCCTGCTGCACTAAACAACCGAACGGGAGTTCCTTTGGTTATTGTGGTTGATTCATCATTTTTAACACGTGTATACGATTGTTGTCCAATCTCAACTTGAACTCCATTTGCAGAATTATAATATGCAAATGCACCAACTGCTGTATCATAGAATGTTCTACCTTCTAGGTACGTTGGGAAAGTCCCAGTTGTTTGATAATCAATGTATGATGCGGTTGCAATTGATCCTGATAGATTTATGCTACTGGATACACGTAAATTAATACCATCAAATGTTAAGCCCGGTTCGGCAACTATACCACTGACTGTACCATCTGATGTAAGCACTCGATCGTTTACTGGGTTTGTTATAGATACCGATGTACCGGATGATCCAGCGGTTCCAGATATACCAGATGTTCCTGAAGTTCCTGTTGATCCAGATGTTCCTGACGTTCCTGTAGTTCCAGATGTCCCAGATACACCAGATGTTCCTGAAGTTCCAGATGTTCCTGAAGAACCAGATGTTCCTGCTGTTCCTGATGAGCCAGATGTTCCTGTAGTTCCAGATGTTCCACGCGCACCAGATGTTC